AAATGCCTTGCTCACTTGGCGCAGACCTTTCTCAAGGTGACGACTTTTGCGCATTTACGTTCATGTTTCCTTTAGGCGATGGCTCTTTCGGTATAAAAACTAGAAGTTATATTTCATCTTTAACTCTTATGAAGTTGCCAGGTGCAATGAGAATCAAATATGATGAATTTTTAAGAGAAGGAAGTCTTCAAGTTTTAGAAGGCACCGTTTTAGATATGATGGAAGTTTATGAAGATCTAGAACATTTTATTTTAGAAAATGAATACGATATTAGATCTTTTGGATTTGACCCGTATAACGCTAAAGAATTCATAACTAGGTGGGAAGCTGAAAACGGACCGTTTGGAATAGAAAAAGTTATTCAGGGTGCTAAAACTGAGTCAGTTCCTCTAGGCGAACTTAAAGCCTTATCTGGAGAAAGAATGCTTATATTTGATCAAGAGCTAATGTCTTTCGCTATGGGTAACGCAATTACTTTAGAAGATACAAACGGTAACAGAAAGCTACTTAAAAAACGTCAAGATCAAAAAATCGATAACGTTGCTGCTATGATGGACGCATATGTAGCATATAAATTAAACAAAGAAGCCTTTGAATAGGAGGAAGAATGGATCATAACGAAGCTGAAGATTTTCTAGCACATTATGGAAAAAAAGGCATGCGCTGGGGACAACGCATGCGAGCAAGAGACGCCGCAATCAAAGAGGCAAGAGTAAAATCTAGTAAAGTATCTTCTAACTTTGAGGCAGCAAGATTGAATGCTAGACTGCAAGAAAAATTGAGTTCAAACCCAAACAGTAGAGATAACATTTTAGCAAAAGCTCGACTCGATAAAGCAGCAAACGCCTATGTTTCGGATAAAAATACAGCAATGGCATCAAAACTAACAACTGGAGAATCCGTTGTTGCTTCTATGGCCGTTGCACTCGGAGCCATTTCTTATGCTGTTTTAACAAAAGCTAGCAAATAAAAAATACTAAATGAAAGGAGGGTAAGATGGCATCTACCTTTTCGGATCGATTAAAACATGCTTGGAATGCTTTTACCGACACGCAAAATGCTAAACAATTGCAATACATTGATGTTGGCGGAAGTTATGGACTAAGACCAGATAGAATAAAACTTAAAAATTCTAATGAGCGTTCAATTATTTCTTCGATCTATACAAGAATTGGTATTGATGTTTCCTCCGTAGACATTAGGCACGTTCGACTAGATGAGAATAATAGATATTTATCATCTATAGATAGTGGTCTAAATTCATGTCTAACATTAGAAGCAAACATTGACCAATCTGCTCAAGCATTTAAACAAGATATTGCTATGTCTCTACTAGACAAAGGTGTTATAGCTATCGTTCCTGTAGAAACAAGTTTGAATCCAACAAACACTGCTGGATATGATATTAAATCTATGCGTGTTGGTGAAATTCTTACGTGGTATCCACAACATGTAACCGTTAGAGTGTACAACGAAAAGACTGGCATGAAGGAAGACATCACTCTTCCTAAAACGGTCGTTTCTATTATAGAAAATCCGTTGTACTCTGTAATGAACGAACCAAACTCAACTCTTCAAAGATTGATTAGAAAGCTCAATATGCTTGATGCAATCGATGAACAAAGTAGTTCTGGTAAATTGGATCTGATCATCCAGCTACCATATGTCATTAAATCTGAAGCTCGAAGACAACAAGCCGAAAGCAGAAGAAAAGATATTGAGCTTCAACTAAAAGGGTCTCAGTATGGTATTGCTTACACTGACGGAACTGAAAAAATTACACAACTGAATAGACCTGCTGAAAACAACTTACTTCAACAGGTTGAGTATTTGACAAACATGCTGTACGGACAACTTGGTCTTACCGAAGATGTAATTGCTGGAAAAGCTGATGAAAAGACAATGCTTAATTATCATAGTCGAACCATCAAACCTATCTTGATTGCAATTACACAAGGAATGAAAAGAACATTCCTGTCTAAAACAGCCAGATCTCAATTTCAATCTATTGAATTCTTTAGAGACCCATTTGAATTGGTTCCTGTTGGATCAATTGCTGAGATTGCAGACAAATTTACAAGAAACGAAATTCTGTCTTCAAACGAAGTTCGTTCAATTATTGGATTTAAACCATCAACCGATCCTAAGGCTGATGAATTGAGGAATAGCAACATTCCAGATCCAACACAACAATCAACACAACCACAAGTATAGAAAGGAAACTTCAAAATGGAAGCAGCTGACTTTAGTGGTTACGCATCTAAAGCTGGTTTGCGCTGTTCTGATGGACGAACTATTATTGCGCATGCATTTAAAGACCAGGATGGAACCAAAGTTCCTCTTGTTTGGCAACACATGCACAATGAACCAACAAACGTCCTAGGGCACGCTTACCTAGAAAATCGAGATGACGGTGTTTATGCCTACGGATTCTTCAACAATGAGCCTCAAGCTCAAGTTGCTAAAGGATTGGTAAAACATGGCGATATCGAAGCACTCTCTATCTATGCAAACAAACTCATCCAAAAAGGTTCTGATGTTTTGCACGGCTCAATCAAGGAAGTAAGCCTTGTTCTTGCTGGAGCAAACCCAGGAGCCTTCATTGACAATGTAAACATTGCTCACAGCGATGGTTACACTGAACTTGAAGATGAGGCTATCATTTATACTGGACTTAATCTAGAGCACCAGGATATCAAACCTAAAGAAGGAGAAAACGTGGCTGAACCTACCGCTACGGAACCAGAAGCAGTAGCTCACGCCGCTGCCGCTCCAGAGAAGACTGTTAAAGACGTATTTGACAGCATGTCCGAAGAGCAACAAAACGTCGTTTATTACATGATCGGCGAAGCACTATCCCAGGCTGGTCCTGATTCGATGGCACAATCCGACGAAGAAGAATCAACCGACACTATTCAACATGACCAGAAAGGTTCATCTATGACCCGCAATGTCTTCGAGCAGAACGGCTCGAACCCAGAGAAGCACACTCTATCACACGCTGACATCCAGGCTATTGTTGCCGATGCTCAGAAGACCGGTTCGTTCAAGGAAGCATTCCTTGCACACACCACCACCTATGGTATCGAGAACATCGACCTGCTGTTCCCAGACGCCAAGGCCGTCACCAACACCCCTGATTGGGTTAAGCGACGCACTGACTGGGTGTCTACCGTTATCAACGGTGTACGCAAGTCTCCTTTCTCGCGCATCAAGTCGATGGCTGCAGACATTACTGCTGACGACGCTCGAGCAAAGGGTTACATTAAGGGTAACCTTAAGAAGGAAGAGTTCTTCGCCGTTTCGCGTCGAATCACTACTCCTACCACCATTTATAAGAAGCAGAAGCTTGACCGCGACGACATGATCGACATCACTGATCTTGACGTAGTTGCTTGGCTAAAGGCTGAAATGCGTCTTATGCTTGACGAAGAAATCGCGCGCGCGATCCTCGTTGGCGATGGCCGTGAGATTGACTCCGATGACAAGATCAACGAGTCGAACATCCGTCCGATTGCTTGGGATGACGCATTCTATGCTCACCCAGTAGAGGTTGGCGCTTCTGTAGTAGGAGACGACCTTGTAGACGCTATTGTTAGTGCTCGCACCAACTACAAGGGCACTGGTTCTCCAACGTTCTTTACCACCGAGCCAGTTATCACTAGCTTGCTCCTTGTAAAGGACACTCTTGGTCGCCGTCTATACCAGACCGAACAGGACCTTGCTGCTGCGCTTCGCGTAAGCTCGCTTGTTGCTGTAGAAGCTATGGAAACCATTCCTAGCATCATCGGCATCATGGTTAACCTGGCTGACTACACCGTGGGTGCTGACAATGGTGGTAACGTATCGATGTTCGACGACTTCGACATCGACTACAACCAGTACAAGTACCTGATCGAAGGTCGCATGTCTGGCACCCTAACCAAGCCTAAGTCTGCTCTAGTAATCAAGCGTTCGGCTGCAAATGGCGTTGTAACTCCAACCGTTCCTACTTTCGTAGCTAACACCGGTGTTGTAACTATCCCATCTGTAACTGGCGTTGTTTACAAGAACAAGGCTACCGGTGCAACTCTAACCGCTGGCGCACAGACTGCTCTTGCAGCCGGTGCTTCGGTTGAGATTGTTGCCGTTCCAGCTACTGGATACGCATTCCCTCACAACTTTGACGCTGACTGGGTCTACACCCGTCCTGCTGCTTAATAGAGGGTAGCGAAACTATGGCAAAGTTCTATGGTGAAATCGGTTATGGTGAATCTGTAGAAACAGCCCCTGGAGTTTGGGAGGACGTCGTTACTGAGTATTCGTACTATGGCGACGTCCTTCGCAACACTAGGCAGCTAAGTACTGGAGAAACAATTAGTAGTAGCATTACGACTAATAATTCAATCAGTATTGTAGCTGATGCTTATGCAAACGAGCATTTCTTTGCCATTCGCTATATCAAGTGGGCGGGGACTTTATGGACTGTAACAGATGTTGAAGTCAAAAGTCCCCGTCTAATCTTGAGAATGGGAGGGGTCTATAATGGGCCAACGCCTTGAACTCCAGACTCTGCTTGAGACTATTTTAGGGTCAGACAAAGTATATTTTCAGTCTCCCGAAAATATGAAAATTAGTTATCCTTGTATCATTTATAAAAGAAGTTACGAGAAAACTAAGTTTGCAGATAATAAACCATACCACAATACAAAAAGATATTCTATAACCGTCATAGACAAGAATCCAGACAGTATAATTC